ACAGCTTGGTGTTAAGTAGCAGTTGTTCGCGGTTCATGGTTCACGCTCCTCGTGTAGTACCGTGGCTAATAATAGTAGTACTAATATTACAAGTCAAAATTATATGTATTCCTCGATTAGATTTCGTGGCAATCGACTACGTTTTCCCAGAAGACTGTATTTAGTCCCGAGTCGTCGTGGTACAAATGCTTCAGTTCAAGAATTGATCCGTCTTTAAAGTGGATCGCTACTTTGTCGTTAAAAGAAACGTTGGGGAATAATTCTTCGTGCATGGGCATATGTCCTTTGTCATTGGTTCGTTGTCCGGTGCCACTGCCTCGCTCGCTCCGCTCGCGATGATAGTGAGGAGCACACAGATCACACAAAGAGTGATGATAGTGAGTGAGTTAGAGACCAGCACACTGTCAGCCCCTTGGCTCATATGGCGAGACCGTTGGTGATCGGAGCGGGGCGAAGCACCAGACCGCAAGGGCTGGCAATCTGCCGCAATAAAAAACCCGCACCACAGCCGGAGCCATGATGCGGGGTAGGGGAGTAAAACTTACGCGGCTACTAGCATGTCATCCCATACTGCACTGTTCTTGCGAGCCTGAATCTCTGCCCAGAGTTCTTCTGAAGCTGATAGAGCTGAGTCAAGGTCGGGGCTGTCGATGCGGAAACGTGGCTCCCAAACACCATCTACCTCTTGATCAGATGCGAATAGGAACAACGGTTCAGGGTCGATGTACGACATTGCAACGCGCATTTTAGAATGCAGATCGTTTAACTCGTCAAAGTCGGCCAATACCATAGCGTGTATTTTATCCATGCTGAGTACCTCGATGTTGAGCGTGTCGCATAGGTCGGCGAACTTGTCAGTGCCAGTACCACCGGCCGCTACATCATCCCAAGCGTCTGCATTTTTAGAAGCTGAGTGCAGTTGAGATACGTACTGAACCATCTTGTTGCTCACCTCTTGGATGAACCCTAGTACTGGCTCGGGCTTGATGCCAGTATAATCTTTGGAACCTACTGCGCTTCGAGCATCGTGGCATTGTCGAGCGAACAAGGCTATACGGTTCCGTGGTATAGGGTCGTTGATTGCTTCAATACCTTTGCCAATTGCCATGATGTAATCCTTGTGCTTCTCTGAACAAGCCTCGATAGCTAAGGGAATGAGTGAGTTGTTGGCTACGGATTTAGTTGCTTTAGTCATGTTATACATCCTCGGAAAGAATTAAATTAAGATCACCATCTTCTGACAACAAGTCACACATTGCCGCGAAGTCTGGGGTGGTAGACAGAGACAGGGTATTGCCAGTGTCTAGATTTAAAGCCTGACGGTGCTCATCGAAAGCGTCCCACGAAAGGCTGTGAAAGTTGAGCGAATCCATATTACCTCCGGTTTGCCATTGCTTCGGCAAAGGTTTGAGTTTGAGCAATCTCTGCTTCAGACATTGCGGTTGCGGCTTCAGACACGTCCTCTACTATTTCGAGTCCTAGAAAAGCTCCACCTGCCAGTGCGAGAGAACCTTTGTTGTTCTCTGTGAACTGTCTGGTGGCACTTGCTATAGCTTTGCCAGTGTCTGCAACTGTGTTGGCGTACTGCTGACGCTTGCCCCAATGCTTGCTGGCAAATAACTCGAGACGCTCTTGCGCGTTTGGCGCTTTACGTTTACTCATGATTAGTACCTCCACTAATATTATATGATGAAGCACGGCCATATGACTGTGCTAGTTTGTCGGCCATCCACTTATCGAGGCCTTGGTTGATGAAGTGCTGAACGCGCTTCTCATGTGACCAGTTACGAATATCTGATCTGACTGAGCCCTTACGAGCCCAAGAACCGAACATCTTATCGGTAAGTGCCATAACGTTTACTCCCATATTGAATAGAGGAGGATTCCCCTATATCAAGAAGACAACAGACAATCCCTCCATGAATTGGAGGGATATGATTAGAGCCTCAACCACTCCAGCAGGTAGATAGTTGCGAACGGAACTGTCGGCAAGACAAGACAGAAGATGATAGTTAGAACTACGTTCTCTGCTAATTCGCTCATATCAGATCAACCTTCCAGTGGCAGTCATAAGTTTGCCTAGCGACTCTCCATGAGTTGGCTATGGATCGCTTCCAACCCATCTCGAGGTTGTAGTCATACATGGCCGATTCGATTAGGTCATGTATGGCGAGGCCAATACGATGTTCATCCTCTACACTAGAATTTCGCAGGAGCAAGTCGTAGTTTGAGTGGAACTCGAGTAGGCGCATGATTGAGTCTGGGTATGTGCCGTAGTCGTCTGAGTATTGGTGTCTCAGCAGGTCTTGAATGGTGACTTTATAGCCAGCTGGTGGAGGGGTTGGAACTGCATCGCAGAAGATAGGATCTGCATCAGCTTCAACCCAAGGATCAACGCTTGTAAATTCGCAGTGCAAGGGTGATGTGAATCCATCACCCAACATATCCGAATTGCAAATTGGACATTTCATGTTAAATACTCCGATGTTGATGGGACAGAATTGCCCCATATCAAGAAGACAACAGACAAACTGGCCATGAACATGGACAGTTATGAACGGACAGTTAACCTTTGTCCGTGGTTTTGGTTAACAACGGAGTGAAATGTGTGCAGGCAAAACAGATGTGTGCAGGCTGTGTGCAGGCTGTGTGCAGGCAAATAAAGTACAAGAAAGTCAGCAATGACGTGGGCTAGAGTCAATGTGTGCAGTGTGTGCAGGCTAATTTAGTCTTATTGGTATTTTAAAAGTCAATAATAGTAAAGGTAATAATATGTAAGTAGGAAAATGCCTACACACACGACACACCGACACACATGTATGTTAAGTCATTGATATGTATAGAGAATAATGTGTGCAGTTATGTGTGCAGGCAAAACTACAACACGACACACCGACACACACCCCCGTCGGGCAAGGGACGCGAGCCTCTGGCGAGTGGCCGTTGACCTATGTTAGTAACCACTGACCTATGTCATATGACCTTTGTCCCGTAGGTCTATTGCTAATGCGAGCTACCCACGATGTTAATGGACAACGGTCAATTGTTAGTTGTTCTGTGGCCATGCACCTCTGCCATTTGCTCACGGCCAAATCCAAAGGGGTTACTGGCAAACAAGGTTCCAACAATCCAACACGATACAAGGTTCCAAAACCGGAATCGGGGGATAGGGGTCGCCATATGAGCCAAGGGGAAGATAATGGATGAGCGATTCAGATCCACTTTTTCAAATTTTTTTTTCAAATTTTTTATCAATAACAATTAGCTATGCTAATATGCCCAACCATGACTTCAACTAAAGTGTGTAGGTCGTGTAACAAGGAACAGGATGTTTCAGCGTTTCGACAAGGACGAACGATGTGCCTGGCATGTAAACAAAAGCTCGACCGGACTAGAATTTCTGCGTCCTACGAGTCTTTCCTCCGCAATTTGTATTCTTGCAGCATGTCAGCCGTCAAAACTGGCAAGCGCAATAAAGATATCGTTTGGGACATAACAGCGGAAGACGTTATAAGTCTATGGGAAAAGCAGGGTGGCAGGTGTGCGTTGTCAGGTGTATATCTAACCCACCACAAAGATGGCTCTGGCTACAAAGACCACAACGCATCTATAGACCGTATATCAGGTGAAGAAGGCTACACCTACCAAAACACTCAATTAGTTTGTTTCCGCATCAATTTAATGAAACACACGCTGTCTGAAGATCTTTTTTACTGGTGGATCAAGACAATTAACGATTTTTCTTGTGATTAATTATTAGTACAGCTAATATACGTTATGAGCGACATTGAGGTAGTAGCAATTGATGGCTTAGATGCCGCAATTATTGGCTCCACGGTACGAAATGGCCGTGAAGTACTTGCTTACAACTACGACAAAGCCGTCGCAATCATAATTGCCAACGGTTACTCATCGGAGTACGCCGAAGAATGGATCGCAGATGTGGCATCGAAAGAGTTCGATGGCGCTCCTGCGTTTGTGTATTTTGACGACGAACAAGAATTCTATGGATCAAGCGCACCCCCAGGAGCAACCGTCCACTGAAGTGATAAGTGGGCATACAGAGTTCCAGTCGCACATGCCCTATATGGGCCTGTCACTGAATGCTCTTACAGTGCAGCAAGAAAAGCTAGTTACGTTAATTGCTAGCGGCATGACTATCGCCGCTGCAGGGCGGGGCGCTGGTTATGCAAGCCCACAATCTGCCAGAGAGGCATCACTTAGACCTGCGGTGCAACAAGCGCTGCAGTACTTCCGTGAGCAGATGCGAGAGGAAGTGAAGTTCGAGCGACAAAACGCTCATCTAATGTATATGGACGCGTATCAAGCGTCGGCAACAGCTACCGAAATGAAGAATACGGTGGACTCGTTAGTAAAGCTACACGGTTTATCCCAACCGGAGACAGCCGTCCAGGTAAACGTGAATATGAATGCTACATCCAAGCAGCTTGAGAGACTCACTGATGAGGAGCTCCTAGAGATTGCTGGGAAACAAACTAATTACTTGGAGCCAGATGCCTCTTGATCCAAGACATAGAGAAGCAGACATGCACAAGGTGTAAGAAATCACTTCCAGAAACCCTTTATTCAGAGGGAAGTGGTCTTTGCGTTTACTGTAAAGCAGATGACGTTGATGCGCTCCCAGAACCAACAACTGTTACCGATTCTGTCCTCCAAGCAGAGGAGATATCTCTTGAAGAAAAAGCAAAAGCAGAACTCGCCCTCCGTTTCCTCACAAGGAAGCGGCTCCTCCCGTTTGTCGAACGTTTTAATCCAGATTACACAGCTGGCTGGGTCCATAAAGACATATGTAATCGACTCGAGCAATTCTCTAAAGACGTTGCTGAAAAAAAATCTCCAAGACTTATGCTCTTTATGCCCCCTCGACACGGTAAGAGCACACTTGCGTCAGTGGCGTTCCCAGCTTGGCATTTGGGTAGGCATCCTCAGCACGAATTTATCAGCTGTTCCTATTCGGGCTCGCTCGCTATGGGGTTCAGCCGTAAAGTACGTCAGCTACTTCGTGAGCCAACCTATAAAACCGCGTTTAAAACTCGTTTGGACCCAGATAGCCAGTCTGCTGAAGCATGGCTCACTACTGATGGCGGGGGCTTTGTTGCTGCTGGTGTTGGCGGCGGTATTACTGGTAAGGGTGCTCATATCCTCGTCATCGACGATCCAGTAAAGAACCGAGATGATGCCGAGTCAGCGAACGCCCGTGAAAGTACCTGGGACTGGTATACGTCTACAGCGTACACCCGTCTTGCCCCTGGTGGCGGTGTGTTGGTTATTCTTACTCGTTGGCACGACGATGACCTTGCGGGGAGATTACTTAAAGCAGCAGATGCAAATGGCGAACAGTGGGAAGTTGTTAACTACCCAGCACGGGCAGAGGTCGACGAACAATTTAGAAAGGCCGGAGAAGCACTCCACCGTGAACGCTACAACGAAGAAGCACTAGCGCGAATTGAAAAGGCAGTTGGCCCCCGTGATTGGTCAGCGCTCTACCAGCAAAACCCAGTTGCCGATGACGGCGACTATTTCACCAGAGACATGGTGCAGTATTACGAACAGGACGAAGTTGACTACGGAGCTATGCGTTACTACTGCGCGTGGGATTTAGCGATTGGTAAGAAGGATCGAAATGACTACACCGTAGGTATGGTGATCGGGGTAGATGAGTACGATCAGCTGTTCGTTGTCGATGTAGTACGAGGAAGGTTCGACGGTTTCGAGATTGTAGAGCGGATACTTGACCTCTATGAAGAGTGGAAGCCCTCGATTATTGGCATTGAGAAAGGGCACATCGAAATGGCGCTAGGCCCGTTCCTTGAGAAGCGCGTTCGTGAGCGCGGGCTCTACGAAGCGTACTTCAAAGATCTCAAGACTGGCCGCAGGGATAAAGAAGCGCGTGCCAGAGCAATCCAAGGTCGGATGCAACAGGGCATGGTATTCCTGCCCAAGGACGAACAGTTTACAGGCCCTTTGGTCGCAGAGTTACTGCGGTTTCCAAACGGCGTACATGACGATCAGGTCGACGCATTATCTTGGTTAGGTTTAATGATGACTGAATTCTCTACATACCAAGCTCCTGTTTTTCACGAGCCCTCGTGGCGCGATCGACTACCCTATCTCGGTAAAGAACTGAGAAGTAAATCAGCTATGAGCGCATAACTATGAAGAAGCAGAAAGTAAGACTGACCCCCGCCGAAGAGCAGCATAAAGCGTCGTTGCAGTGGGACCGCTACGTACGAGCTCGTGACCACGGTCATCTCGAGTACATCCACATGGCGAAGAAGTGCGATGATTTTTACCGTGGTGATCAATGGGATATGGAAGATCAAGATGCGCTAGAAGCCGAAGGTCGCCCTGCTCTTACGATCAATACAGTTCTACCTACTGTTAACACTATATTAGGTGAGCAGTCCAGCCGCCGAGCTGATATCCGCTTCAAACCACGAAGAGGCGGCGATCAGGCGTTAGCCGATACCTTGACCAAGGTCTTCATGCAAATTTCCGACAACAACAAGTTGGACTGGGTCGAGCAGCAAGTGTTCTCTGACGGTTTAATCATGGACGGCCGTGGGTACTTTGATGTCCGCATGGACTTCAGCGATCACGTTGAAGGTGAGATCCGAATAACCGCCAAAGATCCTCTGGACATCCTCATCGATCCCGATGCAAAAGAAGCAGACCCTAAGACCTGGAACGAAGTGTTTGAAACCAAGTGGATGACTCTTGATGAGATCGAAGAATCCTATGGCGCGAAGAAGGCTGACCAGCTTCAGTTTATAGCTGAAAACGGTAATAGTTTTGGTCGCGACTCAATAGAGTTTGAAGAGCAACGTTATGGTGACCTAGATCCAGGTGACGATTTATTCGGTTCCACCATATCTCCTGAAGAAGAAGAGTACGGAAATATCCGCGCCCTACGAGTAGTTGAGCGGCAGTACAAAATCATGTCACGGGTAAAGTCATTCGTTGATCCAGATACGGGTGACCAGCGTGAATGCCCTGACGCGTGGTCAGATTCGAAGGCTAAGAAGTTTGCCAAACAGTACAACCTGAGCCTGATCAGTAAGATGAAGCGTAAAGTCCGTTGGACTGTAACTTGTGATCAAGTCGTATTGCACGATGACTGGTCGCCATACAATGACTTCACCATCGTCCCGTTCTTCGCGTACTTCCGTAGGGGTAACCCGTTCGGTGTTGTGCGTAATTTACTGTCTCCACAGGAGCAGTTGAATAAAATTGCATCCCAAGAGCTGCACATAGTTAATACTACAGCTAATAGTGGCTGGATGGTTGAGAGTGGTTCGTTGGTTGGCATGACCGCCGACGACCTCGAGGAGCATGGTGCGGAAACAGGGTTGGTGCTTGAGTATGCTCGCGGTACCACGCCTCCGACTAAGATTACCCCCAACAGTATCCCCACAGGCCTTGATCGAATAGCGATGAAAGCCCAGGCGAATATCAAGGCCATCTCAGGCATCAACGATTCTATGCTTGGGTCTGACAGCGCCGAAGTATCAGGTATTGCTATTCGCGCAAAGCAGAACCGTGGGGCTGTAATGATTCAGGTGCCTCTAGATAACCTGCGAAAAGCACGTCAGTACTTAGCTGAGAAGACACTAAATCTGATCCAGGCCTTCTACACCGAACAGCGCATCATACAAATCACTAATGAAGATGACCCACTAAAGCCCCGCGAAGAGATGGTCATTAACCAAGTCACCCCCGAAGGCGACATTATTAATGACCTTACAATTGGTGAGTACGACGTTGTTATTACTACAGCACCGGCCCGAGACACATTCGACGAGATTCAGTTCGCAGAAGCGCTTGGGTTACGTCAAGCAGGCGTAGCAATTCCAGACGACGCGATCATCGAGTACTCGCACCTCACGAGAAAAGGAGAACTCGCCAAGCGTATCCGCATGATGACAGGCGTAGAACAGTCTCCAGAGCAGATGGAAGCAAACCAGCAGAAAGCTCAAATGCAGATGCAGGCAGAGCAGCTTACGTTGGCCAAGTTGGAAGCGGAAGTTCGTAAGCTCCAGTCAGAGGCCGCCGTAAACATAGCGAAGACACAAGATGTTGCAGATATAGAGCCGCAGCTTCGTCAGCAAGAGTTACAAGCGAAACTGTCTATGAAGGAGCAGGAGTTACAGCTACGTAGAGAACTTTCTGACCTAACTAACAAGACTAGAACCAGTCAATCCGAAACCAATGCCGCAACACGCATAGCAGCAACGGCTATGCAGTCAGCGGCTAAAACACGCAGTAAACCACAATAGGACTTTGATATGAGTAAGAAAGATGAAGTAGTAGAAGAAAAAGCAATTGAGTTCGACGTAATGCCTGGAGCAGATCGGCTAGATGAGGACGATGTGCCTCAGTTGGATTTAAGTTTTGAAGAAATCGCTGAAGAAGCATTAGAAGAAGAGGAGTACGAAGAAGTTGCAGAAGAAGTTGTGGCAGAGGATGCAGAAGAGGAAACTCTTGCCGAAGAACCCGAGGAAATTGTTTCTGAAGATGAATCAAGTACAGAAGAAGAAACAAAACCCGAGGTAGCTGAAGAAAAACCTGCTAAGAAACCTATGGTGCCTAAAGCCCGACTCGACGAAGTACTACAAAAACAGAAGGCACTGCAAAAACAAGTCGACGATATGCGGGAAGCTCAAAAGCCTGCCGAAGATGCGCCTGATGAATACGCTTTTGTTGAGAAAGAGATGGAGTATCAGAACCTCTTACTCGATGGTGAAGCTGAAAAAGCTGCTGAGCTACGCACAGAGATCCGAAAGGCCGAACGAGCTCAGATAGAGCACGAAATGTCGCAGAAAATGACGGAGACAGTGTCGTATAACCAGCAAGCCAATGCCCTCCAACAGGCTGCGGACGCGCTAGAGTCAGAGTTCCCCGTGTTTAACCGCGCGTCAGAGCATTTTAGTGAAGAACTTACTAACGAAGTGGTTGAGCTACGTGACGCTTTCATCATAAAAGGCGAAAACCCAGTTGCGGCACTCTCAAAAGCAGCGAAATTCGTTATTAGTGACAACGATTTAGTAGACAACACGCCATCTTTGGCCGGTAAAACCCCAAAAAGCGACGAGTTAGCAAAAAAACGTGCGCAAGTAAGTCAGAAATTAAAAGCAGCAGACGCGCAACCCCCCGAATTGCAGGGCGAAGGCACTGCTACTAGAGGCGAAAAGGCTCTAGACCTCTCAAATATGAGCGAAGAAGAGTTCGATGCACTACCTGAAGCGACTCTAAGGCGCTTACGAGGCGATGTTTTATAACGAGGTGACAAATGCCAGTCAAAAAAGACCCGCGATTAGCCCGAGCAGGAGTGTCGGGCTTTAACAAGCCAAAAAGGACGCCTAGCCACCCGAAAAAGTCGCACATTGTTGTGGCAAAAGAGGGTGACAAGATCAAAACCATCCGTTTTGGCGAGCAAGGCGCGTCTACAGCAGGCAAACCGAAGGCTGGCGAGTCTGAAAAGATGAAAAAGAAGCGCGCTAGCTTCAAAGCACGGCACGCAAAGAACATATCCAAGGGCAAAATGAGCGCGGCCTATTGGGCTAACCGCGCTAAGTGGTGATCCGATAGCTAAAAAAACAGCCCGCCATAGATAGTGGTTGCATTGTAATATTAGCTGTACTAATATGATCTATACGTCTATCAGTACGATAACTGGTCGGCCCGTAGCCGTAAAAAACGTATCCCTCGCCTGCACAGGCGTTAAACCTGCCGAGGTCGCACCTCGTAAATAAGCGCTAGTTCGTTGCTACACGATACGTAGATACGGATTAGCCGCTCCTTTAAGTCGGCTGATAAGGTGGCATGTGCCGCATAAATTATTTCGTCAATTTAATAGGAGGCCATCATGGCTTTAACAAATTTCGGTACGCTTTCAGGCGACCAACTCCAAACTTGGAGCCGCGACTTCTGGAAAGTAGCTCGCAACCAATCTTTCATCAACCAGTTCGCTGGCTCAGGTTCTAACGCTATGGTTCAGCGAGTAACTGAACTTACTAAGAACCAGAAAGGCACCAAAGCTAACATCACTTTGCTCGCTGACATGACTGGCGACGGTATCACTGGTGACAATACTCTGGAAGGCAACGAAGAAGCCCTCCGCGCGTATGACATCTCCATTGAGCTGGATCAGCTACGTTTTGCTAACCGCATCGCTGGACGTATGACCGACCAGAAGACTGTTGTTAACTTCCGTGAGCAATCTCGTGATGCACTTGCTTATGCAATTGCTGACCGTTGTGACCAGTTGGCATTCTTGACTCTGTCAGGTGTTGCTTACACTCACAAAAACAACGGTGGTCTGCGTACTGCTTCATCTTCTGCTGGACACGACCTTGTTGATCTAGAGTTCGCTTCAGACGTTTCTGCCCCAACTGGTGATCGTCACCGTCGTTGGGATGCTACTAGCGGTCTAGTTGCTGGTGACACTACTGCTGTCGCTGATGCTGACAACATTGGATATCGCACAATTGTAGAGTTGAAGGCTTATGCCAAAGACAACTACATCCGTGGTATTCGTGGTGCTGGTAACCAAGAAACTTTCCACATGTTCGTTACTCCACAGCAGATGGCTGCTCTGAAGTTAGATTCTGACTTCCTAGCTAACGTCCGTAACGCTGGCGTTCGAGGAACTGGCAACAGCCTGTTCTCTGGTTCTGCTTCGTTGATGGT